CTGAACTTAGCACCGGGAAATGCTTGTGGGTATAACTCACGAGACTTATCAATCATCTCACGAAGTTCTGGCATAGACCTTCTAAGTATCAAAGCTCTATGTGCTTTTTTATGACAATACCTTAGTGGGTCAATAATCATAGCATATGATTTACCACCACCAGCAGCTCCACCATAAAGAACATCTTTTTCTCCCGCAGCAAGAAAGTCTGTCTGAGGACCTTCGTTAGCGTGAAAAATAACTTTAGAGTTTTTTAAAGTTTCTTGTATAGAAGACGTAGTTGTTTGTAACTCATCTTTTGTAACAACTTTCGATGCTGTTTTTTCTGTAGCTTTTTTAAGAACTTCTTGTTCTGTTTTTAGTCTAGTTTCTTTTTCTTTAAGTTTTTTCTTTGCTTGAGCAAGTTCTTTTTTCTTTTTAGCTAAAGTTTTTTTACGTCTTAATTCTAAAGAAGGACCTTTGTCAATATAGTTTTTTAAAGAAACATGACTTAGTTTTCTATTTGTTTCTTGTTCAATTAAACTCGAAGCTTCTCGTAAAGAACACTTTTGCTCTCGAATTAGTGTAAGATATTTATTTAAAACCTCAAGTTGTTTAGGTATGGGTTTAAAGTATCCTTCTATTTCACTTAGTTCATAACCAAATGGAATTGTTTTACTTTTCTTTTTTAGATACTCCGGAGGTATTGTCATTTCTTTTTCTTAGTAATTTTATTAAGTCATCCCACTTATAAAGCTGTTTAGTTACATCATCCCAATACCATCCTTTGTTCATTAGATAATCCACATAATAATAAATGCTGATATAAATCCTATACCACACATAACACCCCAAACTTGCATATCTGTAAGGTCATTGGTATTAATCATACTATTTACTTTTTTTTCTAGTAGTTCTTTTAACATTTGTTTTTCTCTTTGTTGTTTGTTTCTTTGGAGCTAGAAAGTTTTTTATTTTTTCTAACCATCTTTTAATCATTGTCATTGTTATTCTCCTCGGCTTTCTTTTTACCGAATATTCTATCCCAATTGTCTCTATAGTCTTGAGTATAGAAACCAGGTCTGGGATTAGCACCCTTACTTCCGTGTGTATTTTTATATATTGGTGACCTAAATGTTATTGGTTTTTCGTCACTGCCTATTTGTTTACCCATTTCTTCTATCTTGTGCTTGAAGTTTTTTAAGTTTTTCTTGTTCCTTATCTATTGGTTTTTGTTGAACTTGTTTAACCATAATCTTTCTCATCCATACATTTTCTCCATTCATCTAATATTATTTCTTCAGGATAAGGAGCATAATGAATGGCTTTACATTTTTCAAATTGTTTTCGCCACTCGTTAGGGTCGTATTTATCGTTCCATTCTTTTTGTTTTACTTCAGGTGTATGTACACAACCTGCTAAAAAACACAAAACTATTATTATTTTTACCATTTAACTTTGTTAGCCCAGTATGCTGCAGACATTTTACCTTTAGCTATATTCTTTCTATGTCTTGCTTTAAAAGACTTTCTTTTCATTTTAGTTTTACGAGACTCTCCTGCTTTAGGTTTACCCGCAGTTTTAGCACCTTGTTGTCCAAACCGAATTGTTTTTATTTTATTACCTTCTTTGGCAACAACAATATGAGACTTAGTGGGATGATTGGGAGTACGCTTGGGTTTGTTGTAACCACTGACTCCTGCTCGTTTTAATCGACTATCAGCTTTACCACCTTTAGCCATCCTAAATTTCTTTGTTTTTTCTGCAATTTTTTTAGGTTGGGGTGAGTGTTGTTTACCAGCAGCTTTATCTGCTTTTTTCTTTGCTGATGTTCTTGAATATTCTTCTGAAGTTAAAGATTCTCTAGCTTTTTTGGGTAAATATCTTTCACCTGTTTCGCTAGACTTCTTACCAGACTTAGTTCCCCAATCTTGTTTGCTCCAATCTTTTAACGATTGTTGTGATTTCTTTAACATTACTTGTAACCACCACCTTTAGCTTTGTATTGTTTTGCTAAAGCTTGGGCTTTACGTGCAGACCATTGTCCAGCTTTAGTACCGTGAGATGCTTGAGCCTTTATCCGATTGAAAAGATTTTTTCTCATTCCTGGTTTTGTGTAATTTCCAGCTTCGTTAACTTTTGATTTGGCTTTACCGCCATTTCTAAATTGTAATCGTTCTAATAACATTAGTGTACTATCCTATCATTTTCTTTGGGAATTGTGTTTAAGTATTCTTTTTCTAACTTTTCATCAACATAAATGCTATCAAGCTCTCCAACAACAACTAAGTGATTTTGGGCTGCTGCTAGTTCTGCTTGTTCATATGTTGGAGCTACAATGTTAGGACCTGCAAAGGTTGTACCATAGGCTTCTATTTCAGTCAGAAATATCTTCATTAGTCAGTAGGACTTATGTCCTCATAGTCTCCATCTTCGGCATTAAGGTTTATCGTTTCTTTTTCTGGTAGAATAAATATCCCACCATTAACGTTATGGTTAACTTCCATTCTATCTTGTTTACCTAAACCAACACGGTCTAGGATTGTCTGTGCTGCTTGGAGTTTAACATTAGCTTGTGGTATTGAATCATCTGATGTCATAACCTCTACTAACTTAAAAGCAGCTTTAGGGGCTTCCCTTGCAAGTACGTTTTGGGCTAAATCTACTACTTCCTCTTTTAAACTTTTTAGTACTTGATAGTGATTGCCGGAGTATCCTGCAAGTTCGGCTGAAAGCTTTAAGTCACCCTTAGTTTCAATAAGATTATTCAGAAAACTTTGTTGTTTATCTGTTAATTTACGTTGTGAGGGTAAGTTCTGCATACCTTTATTATACATGCTCATAGAAATTTGTCAAGTTTTTTAAGAAAAAAACAATATATTCTCTAAAGGGCTTGACAAACTAAAAATATACCTATATAATACCTTTAGGTCCGCCAGGGTTTGTATAGTAACAAGTATCACCCCCACAATAACAGGTACTTTATAGACTTTAAAGTTACACAAGCCCGACCAAGCCTGTTGAGTCTCCAACTTAACACTTGAAAATCCCTAGAAATGTATAAGATTTAGTATATATAGGGGGGACCGGGGGTGGTGGTCCAGCCTACGCACTGTATATGCATACACTATAACTTCACAAGCCTAAAAAGGCACATTTAAAGGTATAAATCTTCATAGACTTTAAAGCCTTGAAAAGTTTTAATATGTTGGTTGTGAAATTTAATAAGTTTGTGAAGTCTTAACAGTTGAAAACAGAAGTTTAAGTGCTTGTAATTTAATTTGAGAGCCCTTAACAGACTTAACAGAGCTTATCTAACTCATTGAGCTTATGAAGTTTTAAATGGTCGTATGGTCTTTTGTGCTAATTCTTAACCCTTTATTGAGTCTATTGATGTTAATTAGTCCCTAAGAGCTCTTGAGAGCTCATTAGAGAACATCTTTTTATTTATTGGTAGGTTGATATAGGTTGATGAAAAGTCTTCTCTCTCATACTGATTTTATATACAGTAGTTTTATTCAAGGCAAAAAAAAGGGCTCTAAAAAGAACCCTTTAATTTTAACTATGTTTATTAGTTCATTGTTTCCCCCTTAATTATTACACCATTCTAAAAGAGCTAATAATTCAGCTTCTTTTTTACTCTCTACAAAATACCATGCATTAAATTTTCTAGGATATTTTTTTCCATCAATCCTAACCTTGAAAGCTCTATCATTCCCATGAATGTCTTTCGCTGTTCTAGTAATTTTAATATGCATTAGTCAGAAAAATTGAAAGCGTATTTTTTATTGTCATTCTTACCATTGATTAATAAAGCTGTACATCTTAATTCCTTGATGTCTTCTTCATTTTCAGCGATAACATTTTTTACAGTAGTTCTATACAGATTTACTATATTTCTCATTACAAATAAAGCATCAACAACATTATCATGTTCTGTCGTAATGCCGTTAGAATAATTAATATGAAGCATATTATATTCTTTTTGCTTTTGCTTTAGGTTTAGCAGTTGTTTTTGCTTTTCCTAAAAGTGTTGATGGTATGCTTTTTACTTTTAACCATGTATCAAGTTTTGCACTATCCATTATTTGAGTAGCTCTTTTCTTTTCGCTATCGTATGAGACCATTAAACCCCGTACTTTTCTTTGCAATTCAAAATACTTCTTTTTTTTCAAAGCTGTATCAGTTGGGGAGTTGCTTGTCTCATTCGCTAAATGATAAGCAACACTATTAATTTTTCTATAAATTAAATTAGTTGCTTCTTTACTTAATAGCTTTTTAGTAAAAGCTTTTTTAGTTGTAGTTTTCTTTGTCATATTTTTAAGTCCATCAATTTATTAGATATCAAGACAATTTAGAAAAGATTAATTTCTTTTCATTCCCCAAAGATACAGCAATCAAAAATTATTGCAAGACCTAAATTTTTCATGGTCTTTTTTGTTCTTGTTTTTTTGTTTTATTTTTTTATTTTTATTTATATATATCTTAAATTTATTTAAACCAATTTTATGTAAAAAACAATTTTTGTTAAAGTCCCGGATACTATATAAACCAGAATGAGCCTTAATGTTTAATACTTAAATTCATATAAACCAGAATGAGCCTTAATGTTTAATGCCTGGACTTATACGCACAAGAGTGAGCCTTAGTGTTTAAGACAAGTTAGTTATACCCGGCCGTATAAACACTATGCCAATCCTCGCAAAGCCTTGTGGTTGTGGGCTTTTCGAGGGGGGTTGACAAAAATCTGGGAACGTGCCATGCTAGGAAAAGGTAGCAGAACACACAGTAGCTACATAAATTAAAATAGGAGACAACCATGTTAATTATAACATATACATATAAAAAATTTAACGAACAAGGCTTTAGAGATACTGAGAGTATTAAAAAAGTTAATTCTAAAAATTATACTAAATACTTAGACAAGGCTAAGAAGTATAACGAGGACTGCAAGAATGATATATTCATATCAGAAATTACTGATACTTCACAGTCCCCAAGACATACAACTTGCTTACCTTATACTTTACCTACGGGTTTAAGACAAGTTAATTTAAGGGCCAGGGACTTAAAACATAATCCAATAGGCATTAATCCATGGGAATGTATTTATGCATTGCCAATGAGTGTTTAAGATGGGGGGCTTGACAGACCACCACGAACTATGCCACAATGGATTTAGGCTAGGCTAGACATACTAGCTAGTCTATTTAACTCTATATCTCTATACAGATACTAAACAATAATCTTTATTATTCTTTACTATATCTCTATAGAGCTTTATAGAATTGTAAAAATATTTGACGACTTGATAGGGTAATTTTGGAGTAAATAACCTATTGATGTACAACTCTGACATTATAATAGCAGATAACTTCTTAGCCAACTCCCTTATATTTTTACTTTAACCGGATGTAAGTTGAAAGATTCCAACGAAAGACACAAGGGATTTTGTTTTCATATTTTATCCTTGTGAAACTACAAGTCGACATAAAACACTTTCTGGTTATATGTAATGTCTATCAGTGTTTACACGGTAAGTTCATTACAATGGTTTGCTAGTTCCATACAGTTATGGGCTACATTCAAAAGGATGTCAAAGGCTACAATTCACTTTGATTTCGTTGAGATTGTTGAGAAAGGTAGTGATAACTAAAAACTAGCACCAATTTTAAAACCTAGTCAGAACAACCGATAGATTAGGTATAAAATAGTGAGTTGCCGAAGAAAGAGGTACTTATTGTAAGAGATGAATAATCCTAATAAGCCACACTACAGGACAATGTTTGAACTATTTTATGGAGATGTTTGGTAGTTTTACTGCGTTAAAAAAAACTACCATTTAATTTAAAACCAGGAGATAAAAATGTCATATAAAATAAATGTAAAAACTAACGCTACAAAGTTTAAAAGTGCCCCACGAAATCCTTTGGATATTCCAACCGGCCCTTTAGACAAACCCTTGACTACGGGTTATGAAGTTTTTGAGTGGTTAAAAGCTAATGCTTTTCTTACAACTAGATATCAATTTAGAGGTAGAGCAAGAGGTAAAGATTGGTATGATTCAAAGCCTTTGAACGAATCAGAACGCATTGCACTTTACATTGATGAAAAACCTGACTATGATTCTAAGATGAAAGCAGAACATGATAGGTTGTCAGCTTTACAATGTGTGAAAGATAACATAGAAGACCTTAGTAGTTTAATTCGTTCTTACGAAAACATTCATGGGGATGAAGTTGTTATCAGTTTTAAGAAAAGTTAAACCAAGAATTAAAATAGGAGACAAAATGAAAGTATTAGTTGCTTGTGAATACAGTGGTGCAGTTCGTGATGAGTTTTTAAAACGAGGTCATGATGCATACAGTTGCGATATCTTACCTTGCGAAAGTGATTATCTTAATCATGAACACAAACACTATCAACGAGATGTGTTAGAGGTTATCAACGAGGGATGGGATTTGATGATTGCTCATCCCCCTTGCACTCACTTAGCTGTAAGTGGGGCAAGATGGTTTACCGAAGGTCGTAAGCCTTGGTCATTACAAGAGGAAGCTTTGGAGTTTGTACAGCAACTTATGAATGCCCCTATTGAACGTATCTGTATTGAAAATCCGGTTAGTGTAATCTCAAGTAAGATTAGAAAGCCTGAGCAGATTATACAGCCTTATCAGTTTGGTCATGCCACCATGAAAACTACTTGCCTTTGGTTAAAAAATCTTCCCAAGTTAAAACACACAAAATC